ATTTGCTAATGCTGAAACATCAAAAGCCATTGTTATTAAATTTTAAGTTTTTAAAAATTTATTTTGCGTAATTAGAAAGAAAACGAGAGATTTTATCGTTTTTAGATTCGAAATGCTTTGTGAATTGCTTAGGTTGAGTAGGAGCAACTGAAGGAGTTTTAGTAAGTTCGATAACTACATCAGTAAGTTCAGAGATAGCCTTAGAGAACTTATCGTTCATTTGAGCAATGTTCTCGCTCATTTTAACTTCAGCCTCTTTCTTGTAACTCTTCAACTCTTCGATTTGTGCTTCCATTTCAGCTACCTTCTTCTTCATTAATTCAACTTCTGATTCGGGTGCTTCGATTTCAACTTCAACTTCTGGTACTTTAATCTCAAGGATTGTGCCTGTCTCATCTAAAACGATAACAGAACCATCAGCAAGAGTATGCTCTCCGACAGGAGCAGGAACTTCGTTCCCAGCCTCATCTAAAAGAGTAACCTTACCGCCAACCTCAAGTTTATCAACCATAACTTTTACACCACTCGCTAAAACATATTCAGCGAAATTGGCTACGGCAACCTCTGGAGTAGCTTGTGCTTCAGCGAACATTGCCTTGATTTTTAATAATGCTTCTTGTGGAGACATAAAGAATTTACCCATAAATAGTAAACACTTATGTAAGTGACCAAATAGAAAAAAAATGGGAGCGTTAGAAAAAAAAGGGGAGCGTAGAAACACCCCCCTTCAAACAAAACTATGAAAACTAACTATGAAACCTCTTTTAGAATATTGATAATGTCTTGCATCATCTTTTCTTCTTTGGTATCGGTTTTGTAATTAAATATCCCTTCAACCGAAAAGCCTTGTACTTTGCCATCCTTAATCATTTCCCAAACATCATCATTGTCCACCTTAAAAGAACCAAACCAAGAGCCATCCTTAACATCTTCAAAACCTTTCATCGGATGAATACCCCTCTTTTCATCTACTATCCAACTCTCGAACATTGTTACCCCATCCATCACTTGACCGGAATCGTGCATCAAATTTACGTTATTTTGGTAACCTTTCTTGAAATATTTTTGAGCAATCTTTTTAATAGTGTCTTTAGTAAATACAACATAATATTCGCCATTGGAATCATTACGATAAATAGGAGTATCGGCTAACATCAAAGCACCAGAAACAATCCTTTCTTCTTCATCTTGAATGGCAAACTTCTTTTTCTCAATTGAATTAATCTTACTCTCTGCCCAACCTAAAGCGGTCTTTCCACCCCACGCATCGTACATCAATTTTCCACAACCATCTTCATAGCCTTTAGAGTTTTCTAAATCTACTAAATGCCTTGAAAGGTAAGAGTACATTCTTTTAATTGTCTCAAAAGAAATAGGTTCTCCGTTGGCTAACTGATTTGCTCTTTGCTTACCTACTGGTGTTCCGCAATCCCCCCATCCGTTTTCCTCTGTCCAATTCAAAACTTTTCTAGCGTTGTTTTTAACGGAATCCGGATAATCAGAATACGAATCTTGAAAGGCTAAAAATGATTTCTCAATTGCAGGTCTATCTACTAAGGCTACAAAATCAACTTCAACATTCGAATCTAAATCCTCTACTATATCTAAGCGGTATATTGGTAATTCTTTTTCCATAACTATAAATAGATTTTAACTTAATCTTGCAGCCCTATTGATTCTTCTAATTCTTTCTTGTGAGTTAGTAACATCACTTTCAAGCACATAGGAACGATTTGTTGCCGAACCTAATTGCTGAATAGCTTGGGCATTTAATAAAGTTGAAGCTACTTGTGGAGTTGGTGCAGGAGCAATGGGTGCTTGTGTGCTTGTAGGACTTATCGGAGTTGGCGAACCAACAGTTGCATTAGGTTTAGTTTGAATAATTGCTCTAACATTTTTAAAACCGGTTGCTAATGCTGAAATCATTGTGGCAATCTTAACACCTAAAGAAACAGGAGCAACTCCCGGTACTGGAGCAGCAAATACTTGTGAGGCTGCTTTGTAAGTGTTAATCGTAGCTTCTGCAATTGCAAAGGCTTTTCCTGCTGCCGTAGTTTGCCCTAATATTTGCGATATACTACCCGCTGCGGTTGCATAGTTGCCTAACTCCTCATTTAAAGCATTCATACGAAGATTCTTTTTTATCCCTTCGTATTGTCTTTCTAATGCAACTTCAGCCTCTTTATTCCCTTTAATTAATTCGAATTTCTTACGGTATTGTTCATCTAAATTAGCTGCTTCTATCTCATCTTGGCTTAATAAAAGTTCAGATAATGTTTTATTTCTTTCTTTTGTTAGGTCTTGTAAACCTTGAATTACTTTTAGATTTCTTTCTACTCCCGATTGAATAGTTTTATCTCTATTCGCTAAGAATAACTTCTCATTTTCTTCTTCCTTTTTACGAGCATCATCACGTTCTTTTAAATCTTGTTCTCTTAAATATTTTGCGTATTTAAAGTTTTCTTCAGACCTTTTTCTTCTTAAATCTTCTAATTGTTGCTCGTATTGTAATTCTGCTTCCTGTTGTTTTCTTTTTGCTTCAGCAGCCTTTTCCGCAGCCTCTTTACGTTTATCTAATTCTTCTTGTTCGGTTTTAGTGACTTCTTTCGTTCCAGCCATAAACCTTTGGTTGGCATCATTATACCTTTTGCCAAACCCAGTTACGGCTTCCTTTGCATTATCCCAAGCACCACTAAAATCCCCACTAATTAATTTAGTAACGGCACTCGCTAAACTTCCTAATCCTTGAATAAAAGAAGTAACTGCGGAATAAGCCATTCCAATTCCTTCCGTTACCCCTGGAAGAATACTTACTGCAAAATCTATAAAAGCATTAAACACCGGTTCAATCGCTGCAAATATTCCATTGAATATTTTTTGGAAACCAATTAATAAAGGTTGTAGTTTTTGTGTTGCTCTTTCTGATTGAGCAAAAGCAGCAATCAAACCACCTAACGCAGCTACAAACAACCCAATTCCGGTAGCTTTTAATGCACCGCCAAAACTTTGAGTAGATACTTTTAGCCTATTTAATGCACCACCAACTTGACCTAAAGGACCAGGAGCAGATGCTAATTGGTCTACCCAATCTCCCGCAGCTTGTTTACTACCTTTAAGTTTATCTTCTAAATCATCAATCTGATTCGTGAGTTTCTTAAATTCATCAGAACCAGCAGCAGTTTCCTTTAACTGCTTTTTTAAAGCCTTTAGTTCTCCAATAGAACCCGCAACATTGGTTTTAATATTAATGTCTACGCCAACTGTCTCGTTTGCCATAATAATTTTATTAGTTTAAAAGCATCTGTCCAAGTATCGGGTGTAAGATATTTTACTTTAACCCTTTTGTCTTTCAGTAGTAATGTATTATTGGTAGGCAAATATTGAGATAATGCGACTTCGTTTTGTGCTTTTACGATTGACTTTTCTTGCTTTGCTAAATACATATCTAATAGATAAGACATACAATTAGAAGCAATAGAAATACTATTATTTTCTGTAATAAATTTTTCTTGTATTTTTTTGATATCTATTTCCATTATTCGTATGTTAATTCAATTAATCGTAAAAATTCACATTTAGTACTTTCGGGATTCGTAGGGTTGTAGTCAATAACTTTATTTAATCTCCACAAAGCACCATCAATATAAATTAGCTTTGAGAAATCTAAACCATAGATATCGGTTATCTTTAAATAGAGATAGCAAGTTAAAAGTTTAGAATCCTTATCAGTTATCTCCGCAACGTAGTCACTCCAGAATCCGTTGAATAAATTAGCCGAAGGATAAGTAATACTCAAACTGAAATACAATTTATTTGGCACACCAAAATTAATATCACCCGTTGGTACATCGGGGTCATCTAAATGCCCTGCATAACCATAACTTGTTAGACCTGCACCTATGTTTTGGTTACCATCTTTAATAAACCAAGTTGTTACATCATTAACTTTGCGAACTTGCATAATTCGAATGTTATGGTCTACCGGGTCCTCTGATTGTGTATTTTGAGTATTAGATAACTTAAAGATTGTTGGGAATACTTTATCCTCTCCAGAATAACCAACTAAAGGAGTAGCTGAAAATATTACTTCGGAAGTTTGTTTATCATTTGCAAAGTCATATCCTGTATCTTCAATATGGTCAGCATAACCTTGAGCATAATTTTTGGAATAATCCTCATTGTAATAATCAGCATCACTTTTGTATTTAAACTCAAAGAATCTTCCGTTTAGTTCAGACATCGGCTTTAATTTAAAAGCCTTCTTCCTATCTACTTTTGCAGTCCAATCTATATGTGAGGCAGAGTAATCATCTAATAAAAGAAGGTCTGTATTATCAACCAAAAGTTCTTCTTCAAGGTCATTAACTTGTAAGAAGTTAGCAGTAGTAGTGTAGAAATCTATAAACGGAATAATCTTTAAATGCTTATCTCTTGTTGTATCTTCTACAATATAAAGATTAAACATTTTAATAATAGAAGAAATGAAATCTCTTTGAAATATCCCTTTTGGTACGGACTGATTAACCTCAAGCATATCGCCTATAACAAAATCAACAGGAATTAAACCAGGTGTTTGAATCTTAACTAATCCTTGTCCGATTTGAACGATTAACTCAAAATCACTTGCAATATCTTGTCTAAATCTAAAAGAAACTATATCATTCGTATTTAAAGTAATATTACCGGTAACTTTTAATTCAAAAACAATTGGAGTATTAGAGGATGAACTTTCCCAACTATGCGTACCAATAGTAGTTCCGTTTACTAACACATCAAAATGAAAAGGAATAGAACTATTCTTTTGCCAACTTAATCGTATGTCGGTTTCGTATTGTCCAGAAAAACTTGTACCTGTATATGTAAATTGTGTGAATGCTCCGTTGGGTGTATAGTTTTGTGTTAATTCAGAAATAGATAAGGGAAATAATTTAGAAGTTCCATCTAATTCCGTAAACGTATAACTTGAGTTTCTACGTTGGAAATTGTAGTTTTTTAATCTTGAGAATGACTTTTGATTATTGGGAATTATTAATCTTTTAAATAAGTTTGAATTTAAAAAATCCCCTTCCCAAGTATAACCAGAATTAGTAATAATCTTATCGAAATATTCCCTAACAAATAAAGCCGGTCTCAATGCTTTATATAACCAACTTCGTTTCGGATGATTATTATCTGGGTGTGAAACTTGACCATAATCAATAAGTGGGTAATAATACCCCATTCCCGATGCCGTTGTACCAGATGCTTGTTGCCAAGAATTTACAATATTATTATAACTCCATTGATGGTCATAGCTGCTAAAATCTAAATTTTCAAGTTTTAGATTATTTAAAGCCGTAATAAAACCGCCTAATTCACCGAAAACCGCACACTCGTATTCTATCGTTCCTCTATCAATGGTTATCTCTAAAAGCCTTATAATGCCTTTAAATACTTGAATCTTGTCTACATATATAACACAACTTGCTGCTTTAGCTGCGTTAAAGTTGTAACCCACATTATCTGCTGAAGGGTTGTAGAAGTTGCTTGATGTGAACTCAAAAGTATGTCCGAATATTTTGTTATTAACTGCATTACCAGGTAGAATTATTGTTTTTGAAAAGTTAGTATTCCGTGAAGCAAAATCTTGTATATCATCAATAGCATAAGTGAACTCCGATGATAAATCTTTGCTTAAATCTAACCTAGTATCTTCAATGTAGATTTCAGTTATCATCTGAATTGAGAGTTTATATTATTGCTTATTTCAATGTCAAGTTCTAAATTATAGGTCTTATCTGCGTAACGCTTTTTCTCTGTCCAAGTATTTGTGCTTATCTGAATAGGAAGGAAATTATTTCCTCTTTCCATATACACTTCTGGAGAAGCAGTTAATTGTTTAACCCACAAATAATCAATATAACTTAACCAATCTGAGATTAACTTATATATCAATTTTTGTCTTGTTGCAAATTGATTATACCCACCATACAAAACACCATAAGAATTTGCTCTACTCATTGATGCGTTATATACTCCATCGTTATAACCATACTCAAACCCTTCGAATGAACTCTTTTCTATGTTTCTGGTTTGTCTGTTTACTGCGGTAAAATCTATACTATCGTAACCACCAAGAGCGTTTAAGAAGTGTAAAGTAACTACATCATTTTGCGTACAACTTAAATAAACTCTTGCGGTGTTTTTTAAAGTACCCGCAATCTTTACTTTAACATCATAGTAAACAGTAGTAGAAGATATCGCAGTTGTAGCGAGATAAGCATTTATTGCTCTTGGCGAAATATCTAATAAAGCAAAGTCCTTAAAACTTACCCCTGCTCCTGTGTAGTTTGTTGTTGTACTTCCGTTATAAACCGATACATCAACAGAGTGTGACTTTGTTGTATTCTCCGCATCGGATAAAAACGAAAGGAATAAATAACCGGTTTGTAATCTTTCTTTGTTAAAGTAGATATTTGAAAAATCTCTATTTGAAATAAAATTACCCTGGTATTGTGTTTCGTACTCTAACGGAGTAAGATACATCGGACTTGTCGGAGTATAAAGATAATCTTGGACATAGTTATATGCTCTCTTTGTACTTGTAACTAAATTTGTATAAGTAGTGCCATCGTATTCTTCCCCGAATTTAATTTCGAAATCTACATAAACATCTGAACCTGTGTAAGAAAATGTAGAAGGTATTGTTATATTAGGTTTAAAATACGATGCCCAATAGTTTCTAATTATTGGAGATACATTAAAAATACCTTTTGTTGATACCGGTTGTGGATACGATTTTAACCTTGTCACAAGATTACCGCCTACATAAACATCACAAACATATTTAAAGTTTGTTTGCAAGTTATTATTTGAACCTACCACATACCACAACGGAGCGTGAAGGCTTGAATAAATATCTGGGGAACTATTGATTACTATTGCCATTTTGTCGAATTATTACTTTTATATCTTGTCCTAATGTTTTTGCTATTCCTGTGCTAAAGTCATTACCGAAATACTTTTCTATTGCATTATCAAAGAAGCTAGTTTTTCTTAATCCTTTTTTCTTAATGCCTACCGCTACCGCATAAGCTAAACTTTTCCTTCTTGTGCTTTCGTTAGACATATTAGATAGCGATTGCCTTCTTGCTTGTCTTTGTGTAATTGCTACTTCGTTTGTTCTTATTGAATTTCTATTAACCCACGATTGGATATTAGAAAGCATCTTTCTGCTAACACCTAAATTCTTGAATGAGTATTTAGAGTTTGGAGATTTACTTTTAACACCCTTTACTCCTTTGTTTACGAAGTCATAATATTTGGATGCGGGAGAGTTTTTGGGATAGCCAAGAGTTATAGAATAAGTACCGCCTCGCTTTGTTATTTCCCCTTGTGAAATATCATCACTTAAATTTCCAGTATCACTAATACCTAATACTTCGATATTATCTTTTACCTTTAAAATAAAGTTAGAAGCAGCAAGAATAATATATTTTTCAAGTGTAGGCAGTTCATTAAGTTCGGCATAATCTTTTCTGCTCGAACCTAGTTGATTCAATAACCCACCCGAAAGCAGTTCATCTTGTAATTGTTTAATGCTTTTTGGCATATGCTTGTTTTAACTGCTCTGCTTCGTATTCGCTTTTCGATTTAAGATATGCCAAGTTATTAAGGAATTGGAGCGTAGGTAACTCATAAGCCTCTTCAAGCGTGATTCTTTCGAATGCAGCAACCAGTTCGGTTTGGTATATCCATCCATAATACTGCATAAAGATTGATGAACCGCTTCGGCTTGATACCTCGTTAGCTTGTTCTCCATCATCTCCCGAATTAAATAATCCTTCGAATTCTTTATCCAATTTCTGTAAACTTGATAAAAAAAAACCACGCTTCCGAGGACTTGCGTTATAGGTGCTTCTAAAATATCTTGCGAGTATTGTTCGTGCTTACT